AGCCTATATTATTTTTGAAAAGAATGTAGTTATTCCTTTGCGCGAAATGGTAGAAGAAGTCTTTACAGAATTGCTTTTAATCTGCAAACAAAAAGCGGAATTTACTATTAAGAATTTCCAAATAATTAATGAAACTATTGTAGAAGTAGAAGGCGACGCTAGTAAAACACAAGACGCGCTTAATGCAATGAGTCCACTAGTCGCGACAAAGGTACTTAACACAATGACAACTAACGAAGTTCGCGCCCTTGCAAGTTTAGCACCTATAGAAGGTGGCGACGTAGTACCAAGTTCAACACCAACAACTATTTAATATGCTATACTTTATAACAGAAACATATTTAAAGACGAACACGCCTATTACGGCAAACGTAGACGTAACAGACGTAACGCCGTACATTAAAACGCAAGCGGATTTAAGAGTACAACCGATTCTAGGTAGTGTCTTTTATAACTACTTACTAGACGCGTACAATACGCAAACTTTAAACCCAGACGAAGAAACGCTAGTAGGTTTTATTCAACCCGTAGTAGCGTGGCGTTCTGCAGAAGACGCAGTTTTCGGACTATCTTACCAGCTTAAAAACAAAGGTCTTCAAACTCAAAACGGCGACTTTTCAAATAGTGTAAGTCGTACAGAAGTAGTTTTTGGAATGGAACACTTCGCACAAAAGGCGTCTTTCTTTGAAGCTAGATTAATTAAATACCTACTAGCTAATAAAAACTTATTTCCAGAGTTCACTAGTCAAGAAAACCGCGACACGGATTTACGCCCACAAATAGAAATGTGCGATTGTGTAGGAACTTGTTACGGACGTTGTGGTCAGCGCTACAATGACAACGGATATAATAACGCTATAATGGTATTTTAATGAAGTCTAAGCTATCTATTTTTCTATTGTCGGCGTTCGCTATTCTTTCGCCTATTAAGCCGCTTATTTTAGTTGCTGTTTTAGCTATTATTTTGGACACGTGTTTTGGTATCTGGCGTAGCGTTAAAAAGTCTGGCTGGTCTTCTATTCGTTCTAGACGTTTAAGCCACACCATAAGTAAGTCTTTGCTTTATTCGGGCGCTATTGTGTTCATTTTCTTAATGGAAAAGTACGTAGTTGCCGACATTCTAGGTCATTTTATTGCTATTGACTTAGTATTAACTAAAGCCTTTACGTTCTTTTGTGTCATTACAGAAGTGAAAAGCATTAACGAAAGCTACTTTAGTGTAACTGGCGTAAATGTTTGGGACAAGTTTATAAATTTTGTTAAACGATCTAAAGAAAATTTCGACGAACTAAGATGAAAAAACTAGACATTCAAGCTATTAAACAAGTACGTTTAAAAGACAATCAGTATTTTGCTGAAAGTTCACCTAAGACGCAGATTTATTTACACCACACGGCGGGAAATGGAAATGCAGAAGGGGTTAGTAGATACTGGAATGGTAACGACAGCAGAATAGCTACGGCTTTTATCATTGGTGAAAACGGAACTATAGTACAATGTTTTTCGTCTAAGCATTGGGCGTGGCATTTAGGAATAGACCAAGAAGACTTTGCACGTAATGGCGCTAAGTATTCAAACCTAAATAAACTATCTGTAGGTATTGAAGTCTGCAACTGGGGTTACCTTAAAAAGAAAGGCGACAAGTTCTACAACTATGCTGGTGGTGTAGTTAATCCGTCTTACGTTACCGAACTAGAAACACCTTACAAAGGTTATAAGTATTGGTATAAATACAGCGACGCACAAATAGAGTCTTTACGTCAATTAGTTGAATACCTTTGCGAAACCTACGACATTCCTAAAGACTACAGAAGCGAAATCTGGGCTATTGACAAAGAAGCATTCAAAGGGACTAAAGGAATTTTTACACACAATTCCGTTAGAAAAGATAAGTCGGACATGTACCCAGACCCCCGCGTTATTAAAATGCTCGAAAACCTATAACAGATGAAAGTTTCGATAATTATTCTGTCGCTAATTTCTACTATATTTGCGACAAGTTGCAACGTGAACTATCATTTACGCAAGGCAATTAAAAAAGGCTATAGCTGCGACGTGGATAGCGACACAATTACCATTTCATCTATTGACTCGATTCCGTACGTTTTAAGAGACTCTATTTTCTGGGAAAAGGTAATAGTCCAAAAAGATACAATAGTTCGTTATAAGCGTTCCTACGTGCCTAAAACGCGGTTTGAGACTAAGATTGAATATAAATACAAAACAAAAGTCCTAAAATCGGACGTTGAAAAGATAAAATATAAAAATAAATACATAACAAAGACGAAAATTAACTGGCTTTTTGTTATAATTGCATTCGTTATAGGATTCCTTACGAGGTTATCTTTTAGCGAAACCTTTAGAAGTAGGTTAAAACTTCTACCTAAACTTTTCAAATGAATAAAAACAAAGGCGGGCGTCCAGTAGTAAGCAAAGGCGTTCCACGTGTGCGATTAAGTCCGCAAGAATTCGACCTAATTAAGCAATATCGGGCTATTAAGGACAAGTCTAACGAAATGGGACTTAACGAAAACGATGTTAAGCACGGCTGGATAAAAACAAAAGACGCTAGTTTATTCTTTGCTAACCCAAGTTTTAACGCTGGTAAAGAACTTGACCTAGACTTTCATAAGCTACTAGAAAACGCGCCTAAAATAAACACGGAAAAAGTAAAGAAAAAAGAGTATAGCGGTGAATTTGACAAGTTAGTATTTACAGATGTTCATATAGGTATGGACGCTAGCGACAAAGGTCGTAGTTTATACCCGTCTGAATGGAACGAAGACATACTATTTACGCGTTTGTCTAAAATGATAGACTACACACTAGCTAAACAGAACAGCAACGTACTTTATATATTAGATTTAGGCGACTATTTAGACGGCTTTAACGGACAAACTACACGTGGCGGTCATTCGTTACCACAAAACATGAGTAACCAAAAAGCGTTTGACGTTGGTTTTCTATTTAAGACTTTATTAATTACCCAGCTTTCGCCGTTCTACGACAAAATCTACGTTAGAAATATTTGTAACGACAATCACAGCGGGGACTTTTCCTACTTTGTTAACCAGTTCTTTAAAACGTATGTCGAACGGGATTTAAAAAACGTCTTAGTAACTAACCAGACTTTGTTTATTGATCATGAAATAATAGGAAATAAATGTTTTGTAACGACACACGGAAAAGATACGCATAACATGAAGTTCGGTTTTAAACCTAAGATTGACCCTAACCAAATCAATAGAATACTAGGGTATCTAAACACAAACCAACTATTAAACAAAGGCTACGAAATTATTTTCGAAAAAGGTGATAGTCATTTATACTTATTCGATTCGTCTAGTAGTGACGTGTTTAAGTATTACAATTACCCAGCATTTAGCCCGTCTTCTAACTGGGTGGCTATGAATTACCAGCTAGGTAAAAGCGGATTTATACATTTTAACTACGATTTAGAACAAAAGAGTATAAACGAATTCTTTTTTTAGTGTATATTTGAACTTTCATAATAGGTTTTAAAGAATTAGGGTTAGCAGTTGAAAGCGTTAACCCTTTTTTTATGTCCTAAAATCCCAGTAAAATAAAGGAAATCAAAAATAAATGTAAAAAACTTTAAAAAAAATGTTTAAAAAGTTTGGTAGTTCGGATTTAGTATTTATATTTGCATATAATTAATTCACAAACACACAAAAAAAACAAGTTATGAAAACGAAAAAAGAAATGAACGAAATTATTTTAAAAGAGTTAAACGACTTATGGAATGAGTACGAACAATTTAACGAAGTATTAGGCGCAGACCACGAAGCTACGCAAAGAGCTGCGACACGTTGGGCGTCAATTAATGAACTAGTAATAAAATTAGGACTATGAAAAATATAAACTTACAAGAATCATTTGGCGACATCTGCGCGGGTGTAGTTATTTTAATCGTAATTAGTTTGGCTGTAATTAGACCTTATGGCGCTGAAAACACGAACGAAGTAAAACAAGAAGTAACAGAAAAAGCCGTTAAGCAAAGCAAAGTTTTAGAAAAGTACGGCGAATTAATAACTAAAAACTGGTAACAATGTTTGATATTTTAGAATGTGAACTAGACGTATATACGTTAAATTTATCCTATAGCTATAATGAATTTATTTACGACGTTGTATGTGAATTTGATTGGTTAGACAAAGAATATAACGGGTCTATGTTAGACTTTAGTTTAAAACCAATTAAAGGAACGTATTTTAGTGGCGAAGTAGGTAACGACGAAGAAGGCGAAATAGAAATAACGCCAGCTTATTCTGAATGGCTTTTAGAAATGGTAAGAGAATACAGAAAAAAACACATTTATTTTATGTGCGAAGAAGAAGAAAACGAACTAAGAAAATTAGATTTAAATTTAGAAGACGACAACCCTCAAAACTGGCACTACTATGGTATTTAGACTACAACGTATGGTAAGGTTCTGGACGACCAAAACCACCCATGAACACGTAAGAGGTTCTTTTAACGAAGAACTTTATAAAAGAATTTGTGAAATTAAATTTACTCAGAACTTATGACATCAAAAGAAAAAGCGAAAGAATTAGTAGATAAAATGTTATATTGTTATCAAGGTCATATTGATGAATATATAGCCAAACAATGTGCATTAATTGCAGTTAATGAAATTCAAAACGTTATTGCTTTCCAAAAAACAACTTTAAGTATTACAGCATATAGAACAATCGAAGATTTTAATCATGATATTCGTTATAATGAGTATTTAAGACGTGAAATAATATTTTATTTTGATTTTGTTAAAGAAGAAATAGAAAAGTTATGAAATATAAACTAGTATACTACAGCGGTTCGAATGTTATTCACAGCTGGACGTTTGACAACAAAGCGTTGTGTAATTGGAAAAAGAAAGAACTAAGGTCAAGGGGGCTTTGTTTATTAGGTAATTTTAGAATTGAAAAAGCATGAACGAAAATAAATATTTTTTAATTGAATGTGAATGGAAATTATATGAATGCGCTTATGAATTGTGTAAAATTTTTAAAAAACAAGGCTGGTTTTATAGTGTAAACATTACAAAAAACGCAGAAGAATTTGAAGTAAAAGAAGTAAGTAAAGAAGAATTTTACAATAACATACATTTTTAAGATGAACGACAAAATAATAGAAGTAATCCGTGTTTTTATTGATCGCGACGGATTAAACACACCAAACAGAAAGCGCCAACAGATTTACAAAAAGGCGTATTTACAGCACAAGCTAAAGGAATGCGGACTAACTTACAAAGCTATAGCTGAAATGTTCAATATGACGCACGCCAGCGCTATTCATAACATTAAGACGCACCATATACTAGTACAATACCACAAAAACGAATACGAAGCATATATATACGAATATCTAGAGGCTTTAGACGGCTATAAAGTAGAACCAAAAACACGGAATTTAATAGAAGACATTAACAATTGTGCTAATTTATACCAGTTAAATAGAGTTAAACGCTGGATTCGGGAAAAAAAATATGAAATAGATGCAACTTTAATAGAGTAATTACGTTATATTTGTACATGCGTTCATCCGACATTATAAACGCAAAGGTATTATTTAGCCATTTTAATGAACAAGAGGTCGGATGCTTGGGATTTAAAGTGGCTTTTTTTATGCTGAAAAATTAAATACAATGAGTAAAGAACTTCCATTCTTTAAGTTTAACGCCACCGAGTGGATAACTGGTAATATAAGTTACGAATCATTTGAACTTCAAGGCGCATTTATTAGCGTATGTGCTGAATACTGGAATCGTAATAACCAGATGACAATAGAAGAAGCAAAGCTGCGTTTACGTAATGCCGAAATAGTTGATTTATTAATAGCAAAAGGATATTTAAAAACGAAAAAAAATAATTTAGTTATTAGATTTTTAGATTTAGAGAAACAAGAAATAACAGCTAAACGTTTGAAACTCAGTGAATCTGGACGCAAGGGTGGCTTAAGCAAGGCTAAAGCGTCGCTAAAGCAAGGCTCTAGCATTATAGATAAAGATAAAGAAGAAGATACTATAATAGTTCGCAAACAAAAGTTTGGCGATAAATTAAAACCTTTTTTAGAATCTTATGAAAAGCAAATGATTAGGGAATTTTTTGACTATTGGACTGAACACGGCGACAAAGACAAGAAAATGCGATACGAAAAACAGACTTCGTTTAACATTGAATTACGCTTAAAGACATGGCTTAAAAATAAAATCGAAAGAAATAAACCTAAATTTAATTTACCCACTACAATTATAGACTAATGTACAAAAGACTAACAAACGTAAATAACGAACTTTTCGATATACGCCAACAGAAAGACGTACGCGGAAAGTCAATAGGCTGGGACTGGGATTTATTACCATACACAATAAAAGAAGGCTGTACTACTTACATAGGTTCTGCGCCAGCTAGTGGAAAAACGGAACTTTGGTTCGAAATTCTTATAAACCTTTCGTGTTTACATAACTGGAATCATGTAATATTTTCGCCAGAAACTGGGAGTAGTGCTGAAATATTCGCCGAACTATGCTATAAGTATATAGGAAAACCCTACGTACAAGGTCAAAACTCTATGTCGAACAGCGAACAAGTAATAGCTGAAATGTTTATTAACGAACATTTTATTGTAATTGATCCAATAGATGAAGACCTAACTATTACAAAATTCTACGAACTAGTAGACGAAATAGAGAAAAAAGAGGGAATGAAAATTCACACCACTACTATTGACCCTTGGAACGAACTAACCGAGGAGTTTATACAAGCTGACCTAGGACGCGAAGACAAGTATCTTAGTAGGATTTTAGGACAAGTAAGAAAAAACGCGCGTAAAACTGGACGCCATAACTGCGTAATTAACCACGTACGCGACCAACCTATGGTAAGTAGTAAAACAATAGCTGGAACCGACATAAGTTATTTTCCTATGCCTAGCGCTAGAGACTTCGCGGGGGGTCAAGTTTGGTTTAGAAAAGGTCTAAGCGTATTAATACCATGGAGACCACCTTATGGCTTGTTGGATTCAGAGGGTAACGGCGCAGAAAAGAACGAAGTACATTTAAAAGTAGCCAAAAGCAAACCTAAAGGCGTATCGAAAAACGGAGTTTATAAGTTATATTTGGACTTAGATAAATACCAGTATTATATGCTAGATTTTAAAGGAAATAGGATTTACGCAAATAGGGAAAAGAAACAAGCGCCACAGCTTAAAATGACAAATTTAGGACACAAATTAAAATCAATGCAATAATGGACATAGGACTAAAACTATTACTAGCAAAGGGTAAAATTCTTTCGATGAAATGGCGAATTAAATTAACCCGCGAAGAACTAGAGGAAAAACGACCAACTGCGAAAGCATTTATAGACGGCGCTAACGACGTAGAAACAGACCTAGACGAAGTTTATAACGTAATAGACGACCTAGAACTAGAACTGCGAATACAAGGACGCGAAATAAACCGCTGTTTACAGATTAACGGACAGCTAAAACAAAGAATAGAAGAACTAGAACACGAACTTAAATTTAAAAATGTAGACTTATGAAAATAAAATGTACGTCAAAACGAAAGTTTAAAAAGTTAATTAAGCAAATGTTACCACGCGTTTTAATGGATTTAAATTTATGTGAAATTTACGTATCTGAATATTATAACTGCGGAATAAAAAAATATAAAGGAATGCCAATAACATACGTTAACAAAGTTTGGTTTTCAAATAACCCACACTCAATTTATATTACAATGAAGGGAATGTGGAAAGTACCTAATCAATAAAAACACGGAAAAAATGACAAAAGAACAAAAACTAGTAGCGCTTTGCGCACTATTACCAGTAGTAGGAGACTGGATAGAAGATCTAAACGACCAGCGAATCTTTACAAAGCTAGTTAAACAACGTGCTAACATGCTTTTAACTGAAATTAGACGCATAGATAACGACGTTTTAAGTACTGGTGAACAAGAAATATTTAACCAACAAGTAAACTTGCAGCGTGCCTTTATTCAATTCGTTTCAAAACAAATAAAACTAGACTAATGAATTTAGGTAAATTTGACTGCGGTACTGGATTAATAAACATTTTGTACCATGATAAAATAAAAGATATTAGCGTAAGAACAAGCACTATAAAAGACATGTTATTAGTTGATAAATTACAAAAAGAAAACAGCTACGCCGTAGGTTTTATTCAAAAATCAGTTTGGGAAAAATACGTATGGGGTGGTGAACGCAATTTTATTGTATTGATTTGCGAAGCTAATAACGACGCTGTAGGTTATGTTTTAATTACGCCAGCTGTAAGTTCGTATAAATACGCTAAAATCCAACAAATAGCCGTAAGAAACGACGCTAGAAGGTTACACTACGGCACAGCTTTAGTAGAAGTATGTCGAGAATTTTGCGAAATGTTCGGAAGAATAGGCTTTACGTTAAGATGTCGAACCGACCTAGATAGTAACAACTTCTGGAAAAATTTAGGTTTTGAAAAATACGGAGTCTGGGAAAAAGGTAAAATAAACCACGTAGGATTTAAAGCTAGTCAAGACATTAATTTATGGAAAATTGATTTAAACAGAAATATTTTAAAACTAGATTTATGAGGTGTAAAAACTGCAAAGAGAAGTTCGAACCTATACGCTTTAATCACAAATTTTGTTTAAAAGACGAATGTATTAAAGCCTTTGTAGAAGAAGTAAAGACGAACCAATGGAAAACGACTAAAAAACGAATGAAAGAAGACCTAAAAACATTACAAGACTGGCTAAAAGAAGCGCAGACAATATTTAACAAGTACATAAGGCTTCGTGATATGGGTCTAGTCTGTATTTCATGCCAGCAACCGCCTAAGAAAAAAAATTGCGGGCATTATTTTTCTAGTGGGGGACATAGTAACGTTCGTTTTGACGAAGACAATTGTCACCTACAATGTGAACACTGTAATACATATTTAAGCGGTAACCTTCTTAACTATCAAATAGGAATACAAAAGAGAATCGGGGCGCAAAAGCTACTTGAACTACAAGAACGGGCGCACCTTACGAAAAAATGGACTATAGACGAACTGAAAGAAATAATAAAAACGTATAAAACAAAAGTAAGATCATTGCAATGAAAAAAATATACATAACACCAGAACAAATAGAAGAAGCTACAGACCTTTATAACTTCAAATGCCTAAAGAATTCAATAACCAAAGGAGAAAGCCAGATTTACGGCGCTATAGGTGAAGTTTTAGCTATGGAATTTCTAAGGTCTAGAGGCAAAGAGGTTAAATACGAAGGCGATTATAACTACGACCTAATTAGCAACGGAAAAAAAATAGACGTTAAAACAATAAAAACAGACAAAGAACCAAACGACGACTTTAACGCTAATATAAGCGCGTTTAATAGCAGCCAGCAAACTGACTTTTATTTATGGTGCGCTGTGTCCGTAGACATGACTTACGGCTATGTAATAGGCTACCTAGATAAAAACGAATTTTATAAAATAGCAGAACTAAAGAAAAAAGGCGAAATAGACTGGGGACAATGGACGTTTAAAAGTGACACGTACACCACGAAAATAAAAAATATAATAAAATTTTAACTTTTTTTTGTCGAAGTATTGTTTATATCAAAATATAAAGTATCTTTGTTAGGTCAATAAGACGCAACTACTAATTTTAACACTATGAAAACTTTAAACACAACAACAAAAAATGTTCTTTATGTAGTAAACTATTTACGTGGTAAATGGATAACTAAAACTAATTTTTCATCTTTAGCAGAAGCTGAATTTTTTATTTCAAATTTAACTCAACAAAAAAATAGTGCTAAAATTGAAGTATTAACAATTAAATAAAAAAAACCAATTTATGAAAAATCTATTTAAAGCGCTGGCTAATTTCCAGCAAGAAGTACCAGTAATTCACAAAGCGACACAAGGCTACGGCTATAGCTACGCAGATTTACCGAAAATCTTTGAGGTTATCAATCCGTTACTAAAAAAACACGGACTAGGATTCACCCAGTTAATTAATGGCACGGATCTAGTTACATGCGTTTTCCATGTAGACAGCGAAGAACAAATAACAAGCACAACAGCAATCCCGCAAAACGTAGCTTTAAAAGGAATGAATGATTTCCAAGTTATGGGGTCGGCTATTACTTACGTGCGTCGTTACGCTATTAGTTCAATGTTAGGACTAGTTACCGACAAAGACACGGACGCAAGCGGCGAACAAGTAAAGAAACTACCTACGATTGACGCTAAACGATTCCAGAAAGCTGTCGAAGCTATTCAGTCTGGTAATTACACACGCGAAGAACTAGAATCGAAGTTCACTTTAACAGAAGGTCAAACGGATTTACTGAACGCGTTATGAATGCTTTTAAAATTAGATGTTCTGCAATAGGTAAGATAATGACAAACCCCCGCACAAAGGGGGAATTGTTAAGCCAGACTGCTAAAACATACATAGAAGAACAAGTAATAGCGGACAAGTACGGAATTAAAAAGCAATTCTATAGCCGTTACACGGACAAAGGTATACTAGTAGAAGACGACGCTATTAATTTAGTGTCGGACGTTCTAGATTTAGGGTTTATTTGGAAAAACGAAGAACATTTTAGCAATGACTGGATGACTGGAACACCCGACGTAAACACGGACAGCGTTTTATTAGATGTAAAATCTAGCTGGGACGCTACGACATTCCCTTTTTTCGCTACAGAAATTCCTACAAAGGACTATTACTACCAATTGCAAGGATATTTAGAACTTACTGGCAAAACAGAATCTTTATTGTGCTATTGTTTAGTTAATACACCAGCAGACATGGTAGAAGACGAAGTAAGACGCGCACACTGGAACGCTAACCTACTAGAAGAAAGTATAGACCTACGCGACGAAGTACAAAAACGCCATAACTTCGACCACATACCAGACAACCGACGCGTTAAAGTCTTCAAAGTAGAAAAAGACGAACAAGTAATAGAAGCAATCAAAGAACGCGTGGACTTATGCCGTGAATATTATAACACCTTAATAAATTTCTTATGAAACCAACAGAAAAAGCAAAAGAGTTATTTAATAGATATTATGAAATGGCAGAATCTATTGAATGGACAGACAATGAAACAAAAGTAAAAGCTGAAAAATTTAACGACGAGTTAGGAACTGATGTTTTAAAATATTGGAATGAACTAGCAAAAGAAAACGCATTGATTGCAGTTAATGAAATAGTAAAATCAAACCCACATAGTAACCCATTAAATACGCTCGGGTTTTCTACTATGGCATATTGGATAGAAGTTGAATACGAAATAAAAAAGTTATGAACCAACAAATAGAAGACAAAATAGTATTACGCGTTTTAGCGCGTTTTAACGAACGTTCTCAAGTAGGAATAAACAAGTACAATACAACGTTAGAAAGAACCGACCTAAGTACGTTACAATGGCTTACACACGCGCAAGAAGAAGCTATGGACTTTGTACTTTACTTGGAACGACTAAAAGACGAATATAAAACTAAACACCAAGAACAATGAAAGAAAAGAACCTAGCTATTATATTAACGCTTTCGATAGTAGGATTAGCGTTATATGGATTTTTTAACCTTGTCGCGTGGTTATGGCGTGGCGTATTTTAGTAACAATTAAATAAATATACAATGGAAAACAAGTTAAACACGGGTGCAATCTTCAAAAACACGAACAAGAAAGCGGAAAACCACCCAGACTACAAAGGAAAAGTAAACGTAAACGGGAAAGAAATGGAAGTAGCGTTATGGGTTAAACAAGGAAAGGCTGGATCGTTCTTTTCGGCGTCATTTAGTGAACCTTACGTAGCACCAGCGCAAAGCGAACCAGTAAGCAAAGTAGAAAACGACGATTTCCCTTTTTAAGTATGGAAATAAACGACACCGAACTACGTAAAAAGTTACAAGCATTACTTAGAACACGAACACGGAACCAAATAGTAACAGAAATAAAAACACGGACTGGCAAATTTCACCAATACCAAATAGACAAGTTCCTAAAAGGTCACGACGTAAGCCTAAGCACAGCTATAAAGCTAGACGAATACGTTTTAAGAGAATCAATGTAACACGAAGCCAGTTTAACCGCTGGCTTTTTTATTGTTAATAACTTTTTTACAGCGTGTTTAGATTTTCATCGTAAGTTTGATTAAAATTTAACCAATGAATTACATTTATCTAGTAGCTTTTGTCTGGTGGTTTGTCAAGTTCGAACCTTTACAGCTTGCGTTTGACTACATTTTTAGACGTTTGCCTATTAACCACCTTACAAATATTATTTACGAATCGTTAGGCTGTCCTAAATGCGTAGGGTTTTGGGCTTCGCTGTTTATTACTGGCAACTTTTTTACGGCTTGCGTCGTTAGTTTGTTATCTTTTACCCTTGACGTATGCTTAGCGAAGCTGGACAGATAGCAATAGACGCACTACTAGCGGAAATAAACCCCGAAAGACTTAGCAAAATGCATCTTAGAAAGTTGCAAGCTATCAAAGTAAAAGAAACGGGCGTCCGTGATAACGAATGTTTTTGCCGTCCAGACAAAAGACAGAAATGGTTTGCCGAATTTAATACGTGGTATGAAAAAAACGCTAGATAAATACATAAGCGAACACTACGACGAAGTAAGAAAGTATACAAACCACTTTTTAAAGGCGTACAATAAGCGTAAAAATATAACCTTGTCAATGCTGAACGCGGACACGTGTATAAATAACGCCTACCTACACGTCTTAACTATTGACACGGACAAAATAGACACCAATAGCGTAAAGTCCTACCTACTTAACACAATTAAATATCAAATAATCTGGGACACTAGCCTAAGCCACAAACAAGACGATTGTCTAGCGTTGGAATTTATACCAAAAGACGAACCAGATAACGACGACGTCAAACATAAGATAGGAATAGAAAACAAATATAACGACCAGCTAGCCTATATAGAGATCTATAGAAATAGTTTAACTTGTCCAGTAGAAAAAAAGGTCTTCGAAAGCTATTACGACAAAGGACACCGCACCGCTAAAAGTCTAGGTAAGTTTTTCGGGATTAGTAACACGTCGGCTCATTATTTAATACGCGGAATTAAATTAAAAATCCGTGAAATTCAATATAGTTATGAAAACAAATGAAATAACAGCGGCGCTGGCTAGAGTAGTTCTATTCACTATAGGCGGGGTTATTTGTCTAGGTGGTTACGAAACAGCTTTGCGTATGTTTGGCGTATTAATTATAATTAAAGCCATAGGAAACGAACTAAAACACGAACAAAATGAAAATTAAAGACGAATACAAAGGGAAAACTATAGTAACGTACGACAGCGTACTAGGTCAAAGACGCATAGAAGTAGACAAAATCCACCCAGCGCAGTTTAAATATTACGTGACTATAGGACTAGGCTACATTTTCGAAAAGGAAAACGCTACAATAAGCTATAAAGGCGTAGAAGAAGCCACCGAAAACACGGAAACAGAACCTATTCAAGAACCAGTAACAAAGAAACCAAATGCCACAACCAATAAAAGGAGAAAAAAAGGAAACGTTCCTAGCTAGATGCATAGCAGACGAAGAAAGCGTAAACGCATTTCCCGACAAATTCCAACGTTACGCCGTTTGTGTCCATACGTGGGAAACTCATTCACGCGAAGCGCTGAGTATTTACAAGGAGACCTTTAAAAACACGAAAAAGAAATGAAGTTCTACATTCTAGACTATGGTAAAGACATGATCCACGAAGGTAAGGTAATAACCGACTACCTAGAGAAAATGCAATACCACCATATAGCGTATTTAACCAGCGCCGACGGGTTACTATGTTTAGAAGAAGTAGACGAAGACGATTTTTTAAACCACTTCAAAAACACGAAACAAAATGTCTAAACACAAATACATAAAGACACCCGAACTACTCTGGGAAATGTTCGAATCATATAGAGACAAAACAATAAACAACCCCCGACTAATTGACAAAGCACTACAAAGCGGTAAGGTAGTACAAGAAGCGTTAAGAGTCCCTCTAACAATGGAGGGTTTCGAGGTTTGGGGCTACGAACACGGCGTAACACTAGACCACTACTTTAAAAATTCAAATGGTGCATACGACGAATATTGCCACATCTGCCAACGTATAAGAAAAGCAATCCGACAAGACCAAATCGAAGGTGGCATGGTCGGTCAATATAACCCGTCAATTACTCAAAGACTAAACAACCTAACCGAAAAGACGGACGTAACCAGCAACGGCGAAAACATAAACGAAATTAAAATATCAATCATTCGACCAGACACGAAAGAACTAGAGTAATGGAACATATAACACTTAGAGTAACAAGACCAGACATGTCAGTATATGAAATTACGTTTACTGATGTTAGAATACGAAAAGACGAAACTGGAATATCGGTATACCAAAAAGGATGCAACAATACTTTAGTAGGGTTTTACCCTTTGACGTGGTCTTTAGAATTGGCAAATTTTGAAACCATTGAATAAATGGAACTAAAGTCTACAATAGTCTTTGAAAGGAATTACGACGCGCTTTACAATAACGAGGCGCGTTTTATTATTAACGAGGGTGGTAGCCGTTCAAGTAAGACCTATTCACTTTGCCAGCTTATTCTAGTCTATTGCCTACAAAACAAAGGCGTAGTAGTGTCAATAATTCGTAAGACATTTCCAGCGTTACGCGCTACAGCTATGCGAGACTTTCTAGAGGTTCTTAAAGATTCTGGCATCTACGACAAAGCCAGTCATAACATGAGTGAACATATCTACACGTTCCCTAATGGATCTATAGTAGAGTTCTTTAGTGTAGACGACGAACAAAAGATACGAGGGCGTAAACGCCACCTAGCGTGGTGCAATGAAGCTAACGAACTATTCTACGACGACTTTACGCAACTTAACATGCGTACAGAATCCAAACTAATCTTTGACTACAATCCCAGCGACTCGAACAGCTGGCTATATGAACTACCAAAAAACGAAAGCATATTAATTAAGTCCACGTACAAGGATAACCCGTTTTTACCAGAAAGCATAAAGATACAAATAGAAGACCTCAAACGTACAGACGAAGCGCTATACCAGATTTACGCACTAGGTGAAAAAGCCATAAGCAAATCGAACATATATTCGAACTGGACATTCTTACCACATAGACCCGCGCGCTTTACTGAATTCATATACGGACTCGATTTTGGGTACAATCACCCCTTAGCTTTGATGCGCATATACTGGCATGAAAAGGACATCTTTATAGAACCAGTCATATACGAAAGCTATCTAACCACCGCGAACCTAATCGAAAAGCTAGCCAGTCTGAATATAGAAAAGAACGCGGATATAATAGCCGACTATGCCCGACCCGAAATAATAGCCGAACTTAATAACGCTGGCTATAACGTGCTGAACGCAAACAAGGCTGTTAAGAAAGGACTAGACGCGGTTAAGTCGTTCGGGGTTTACGCACAAGAACACGAAGCCCTAAAGAAAGAATACCAGAATTACAAATGGAAAAAGGTAGGGGACACAATCCTAGACGAACCCGTTAAACTTTGGGATGACGCTATGGACGCGACACGTTACGCGGTTACTTATATCAAAGAACAATACTACACCGACGACAGCTACTTTGCTTTTTAGAACCTAAACAAACACGGAAAATAATATAGTTATGGCACAATCAATAATAGCACAACCGCAGAGAATCATGCCCGCTTACAATCCGATTAGGTTTATAGCGGACAGCACAAACAAAAATAAAACTGGCTTTAGGTACATTTACCAAATTTACAGCGGCGCTACCTTGTTAGGTACGTTCAAAGTATTACCGACCTATTCGACTGGTTACGGCGAAATAGACTTATCTAAATTCCTTTCGAGTTACGTAAGCTGGGACTTTGACCCTAGCTTAACTCTAGACAAAGCCGCGCCGAATAGTTATAAGAACTACCAAGTAAATATAGGCGAAGAATATTTGTACGAAATTACCTACACGTCTGCGCTAACTAACAGCGGTACGAATACACGAATTAACGTAGCTAACATCTTTCAAGTAGGCGACCAAATAAACATAACACAAAATGACGGCGGTGTGGCTAATCCATTACTAGAGGGACTACACACAATTATAGCCGTGTCGGGAACTTGGATTGACGTTAACGTTCCTTTCAGTTCAATTACGAACGTGAATATAGACGGCGTTATTAACTATGCTAATCAACAAAAAGTAGTGACATACGACATAACCACTATTACAAACTTAAGAGTCTTTAACGGGGCGTTTACGTGGGTCGACTGGGTTACGTACAACTATAACGACTACACACTAGACGGCGTTACTAAGCAATGGCTAACGAACCAGCCAAAGACGGACTTTTATTGTACACTAGGACAAGACCTATTTTTAAACGCCCGCGCTGTAGTAGGTAAAAAGATTTACTTTCAAAATAACGACGGCGACACGTACAGCAAAAACTTAGTGAATAACGATTCGATAGTAAGCGTAGCTGTTGGCTGTAACAATTACGGCGCATTAACTCCCATTACTGGCGTGCTACCAATGTTAAAAGACGATACAACCTATTACGACTTTTGGTACGAAGACGCGGGACAGAAGTCCGTTAAGTATAGAGTAAACGTAGACAGACGCGTTCAGATTAACGAGTACCATATTTGCTTCTTGGATCGTTTAGGGTCATTCTCTAGCTTTGCATTTCAGCTAAAGAGTTACGAACGCGGCGACGTTACACGTGACGAATTTAACAAAGACGTACAAGGCTACGTTAAAGCGGGTGCATGGAATTACAATTACGAGGAGTTCGGATTTAACACGTTTAATATTAACGTGACTAAGACGCTAGAGTTAAACACCAACTGGATGACTCAAAACATGTCGGACTATTTCCAAGAACTGATAACGTCACCTCAAACGTTTTTAAAGTTAGTTCAATACGTAACGACAGAAGACGGCGAACTAGTCCTAGATGAAGACGGATGTCCTATACACGTAGCAGAAAGCACGGCTTACGTTCCTTGCATCGTACAAAACAACAGCTTCGAAGTCTACAAACAACGTAACAAGCACCTAATCAAACAAAGCATTTCAGTTAAACTAGCAAACAACGATAACGTAAATGGTTAATAACGTAAAAATAGTCCTAGAGACTGGCGTACTAGACGTAAGACAAGACGTACAATTTCCCCTTAACTTTTCAGTAGGTGACATACGCGACATATCAAAGCGTAGCGGTACGTTTAGTAAGACGATTGTACTAGCTGGAACTGATAACAATAACCAACTATTAAACCACTACTACGATGTTAATATAAGCGCTGGAACGTTTGACATAACTAAGTTAACTAAATGTCAAGTCGTACAAAATAACGTAGTCATTTTAGACAATGCCCTTTTGCAGTTGGTGAATGTAAACAAACAGCAGTTGACGGACGCGCATGAACAAGTTGTTAATTACGAAGTATTAATAAAAGATACGAAAGCCGAACTATTTACAACAATGAATAGTAAGGAACTAAACGACCTAGACTTTTCAGACCTTGACCATTTCCAAACAAGCGCTGGAATTGTAGCGACGTTTAACAATACGATAGCAGACGGCTATAAATACGTGTTACCTTATTCGACCACGAACACGAATAACTATCACATAAGGAAAATGAAGCCCGCTATCTATGCAAAGACTTATTTTGACCGCATCTTTAGCAACGCTGGATATACATACCAATGGGACGACATAGTACAAGCTAGGTTTGATAAGTTATTGATTCCATACAACGGCGACGAAAACGTAATAGACTGGAACGACTTTAAAGTAAAAGCTAATAACTCTTTTGAGACTACACAAACACAAGGCGCAACTGGTAGCTTTGTCCCTTTTAATACTTTAATAAACGGCTGGACTGAAATACAAGACTACCAAAATATCTTTAACCCTACGACGGGTGTATACACCGCACCGACAAACACCGATCCGCTAGCCTCGCAGTCTTACGAATTCAATATAAGCATAACCTACGAAGTTAAGTTTAACAATACAAGCGCCAACCCAGTAAGACCTTACAAGCTAGTGAACGGCGCATACCAGCCAGTTAACAAAGTGTTCACGCCTATTTTGCAAGCCCGTAACAATGGAGTAAACACGGGACAAGCCAACTTAACGCCTATTAACATTAACACTACTATAGCGTCTGGACTTAGCATATTTGGAAGTTATAGTAATGCTGTCACTATGTCGCCGTCTAGTTACGTTACAACTGGCGACTTGTTAACAATGCGTACGGGAATAAATGCAGTATGGCAATTAGGTTTTGATTACTGGCGGGATTCATCTGGAACCGCTGCACAAGTAGACGTTAATATAGACATAGTAAGTATTCAAGTAGAAATAGTCCCAAATAGTAACACGGCTGTTATTTCTGGGTTCTTAAACATGAACGAATACGTTCCGCAAAAGATTAAACAAGCGGACTTTGTTAAGTCTATTTTTCAAATGTACAACCTATTTGCAGACGTAGACCCAGAACAACCGAATAACATTATTTTAAGACACCGCGACGAATACTACGACAACGGCGCGCAGAAAGACTGGACGTATAAACTAGCAAAAGACCGCGAACAAAACCTAGAGTTTTTGCCAGACGTTACAAACAAACGTTTAATACTAACCTACAAACAAGACGAAGACGAACCGAACCAATTGTACTACCAAAGCACGGATGAAATATACGGGCAACAAGAATACATTTTCGATTCGGAATACGTACGCGACGTAGACACAAAGGAACTAATCTTTAGCCCTACGCCAATTACTAAAACTAGTTTCGGGGCTATCGTTCCAATGATTGACGGACAAGCGCCTAAAACTAACATACGAATACTTTACGACGGCGGCGAACAACCTTGCGGACTATGGAACTTAGTAGCCAGCGGGACAACGGGAACTTTTAACATAGCAACTTACCCAGCTATTACCCATTTCGACGATGCGAATACGCCAACGTTTGACATTAATTTCGGAACGTGCGACTTTTACTATTACAATCCAGCGACACTTACTAACAATACTTTGTTTAACATGTACTGGCGTCGTACAATCAATCAAATAAACGTCGGCAAAATGCTTACGGCTTACTTTAATTTGAATGAAGGCGACATACATAGTTTAAAACTTAACGACAAAATACGCATTGACAACAGCTGGTGGAATATTAACAAGGTTATAGATTATAACGCGGGTTTAAACCAGTTAACAAAAGTCGAACTAATAAGCGTAGACACTGAAATAGACCTAGCGCCGTTTCAAACTGCAAGCGGTAACCCCGCACCTAGTACAACTACCAGCGTAGCTTTAACTTCTGTTATGTCGTCGGCAATGCAAACGAATAACGTAATTCTAGCGGGTGCAAACGTAGCTATTTACGGCACGCGTAACATGGTAGCGCAAAACGTTCGCGGAATGATTATAGGCGACGAAAACACGTTAAACGAAGACGGACTAATAACGCCACGAATAAACGGCGTAGCTACGCAAGTAAGTGGCTATATTGCTAATCTAACCCAAACGGGAACGAACGCGCCAGAAGCAAACGTTTTCACTGGTCAATTAGTTACATGGACTAGAACGGGGGCTGGTGAATACTTAGGTACGCCAGAAACGCCTTACGACTTTTCCGCTACTTACGTAATGATTAACAATGTAAACCACGACCACTTAACAAGTGCGTATATAAACACGGACGGCAACGTAGTAGTAGTAACATGTAATACTAGCGGACATGCACACGAAGACGGCATATTAAATAATACAACTCTAGAAATTCGAACCTACTAAAAAGGTAATATAGTTATGAATGAAGTAACGATACCACTAAAGCTAACGGGCGTCGGTTCGATGAAAGCCGAACTACGCGCCTTAAAAGCTGAACTAGCAAACGCTACAGACCCCACACAAATGGAAGCACTCGCAATGAAAGCGGGTGAACTATCGGACAAAATAAAAGACGCTAACGACGCGGTTAATGTATTTGCTACTGGGTCAAAGTTTGAACAAGTAAGCAACGGCTTAGGCGGTATTAAAGATTCATTAATGAGTCTAGACTTTGAAGAAGCTAGTAAGAAGTCGGAGGCATTTTCGCAGAACTTAGGCAAATTAAGCCAGACAGATATAAGCGGCGCGCTTAAGGGTTTGACGGGAACTGTGAAAAACATGGGGACAGCCTTTGTAAAGTTAGGGGTTCAAATATTAACAAATCCTTTGTTTCTTATGGTAGCGGTTATTACTGCTATTGTGGTGGCTATTGGTGTGTTCTTAAATAAAATAGGTGTATTAGGTAAGGTTATAGACACTTTAATGGCGCCTATTAACGCTATTATAGACGGCTTTAAAATGCTTACGGACTGGTTAGGTTTAACAAGTTACGCAGCAGAAGAAAACGCGGAAAAAATAAGCAAAGCAAACGAATCTATTATTGAGTCTAGTAAGAAAAGAACCGAATCTTTAGGCGCATCTTACGACTACGAAATAGAAAAGGCTAAGATTAACGGAAAAGACACTACTAAACTAGAACTAGACAAGTCGAAAGCCCTAACAAATGAAGCGAAATTAAGACGCGACAGACAAGTAAAAGAACTCAAAGCGTTAAACGCTGTAGCCAGCGACGAAAATAAAGAACAACGTAAGAAACTACGCGACTCTATTAACGCGGAAAACATTACAATACGTCAAGGATCACGCGAACGCATGTTAATTTTAATGCGTGAAACCGCAGCTAAACGCGAGGAGTATAGAAAGCAAAGAGAAGCTGCACAGAAAGCCGCAGAAGAAGAAGCAAAAGCAGCAGCACAAGCCGCAGCAGATGCAGCACGCGAAGCCGCAGCACGTTGGAAAGAAAAGAAAGACGCTATTAAAAAAGCGACAGAAGACATTCAAAAAGAAATTGCAGCAGCTAACAAGTTACTAACCGACTCAACTAAAACCCAACAACAAGTAGAAGTTGACGACGTAAAAGTTAAATACGAAGCGTTAATAGCAGAAGCTGTAAAGTACAAACAAGACACAACCGCACTAGAGAAAGCGAAGCAATTAGAAATAGATAAAATTAACAAAGGCTATACAGACGCAGAAATAGAAAAGCAAAAGAAAATTGACGACGAAAAACTAGCCGACCAGAAAAGACAAGCCGACCAACTCAAAGCGTTTAACGATGCCGAACTATTAAAGTCCGAAGAATTAGACGAACAAATTTACCAGTCTAAACTTAGCGCACAACAAAAGGAACTAGAAACAAATCAATATCATTTCGACGAACTAAAGGCGCAGTACGAACGCTACGGAAAAGACACAACCGATTTAATAGCTAAACAAAAAGAAGAAGAAGACAAAATAAACGCTAAGTATGCACTAGCCGAAATAGACAAGGCTAAAGGTATACGGGATTCAAAGATTCAATTTACCCAAGACATAGCAACTGGAATCGGGGCTATAGGCGAAATGTTTATAAAAGACCAGAAGAAACTAGAGAAATTCAACAAAGCACAAGCGTTAGTTCAAATCGGAATTGACACGGCTAAGGCTATCAGTTCGTTAGTTGCTATGTCACAATCTAACCCGCTTAACGCGGTTACGGGTGGTACGGCTGGTATTGCACAATACGCCAGCGGTATCTTACAAATTATAACCAACGTAGCAAAAGCAAAATCTTTGTTATCTAATCCTAGCGGTTCTGTTTCTGGCGGTGGCGGCGGTGGTGGTGGCTCTGAGTCATCTACTAGCGTTACGGCTATTTCGCCAGCTACTCAAATGTTCGGACAAGGTAACAACTTAAATACTGCGGGCGGTCAAGGTTCGGTTAACTCTAATCAAAATATGGTAGTTACTGCTGTCGTTTCTGAAACGGACATAACTAACACACAAAACAAAATAGATAAAATCAAAAAATCTGCGGAACTATGACAAGCTATCAAGCACTAATAAACGAAATAACTACATTTTACGACAATCATATTCAAGTAAAAAAGGTAGGTTCGGACTTCAAAGAGCAAATGTTTAACTTCGCTACTAAAGACGAAAAGTACCCTATTATTTATATCGTCCCAGTAAGCGCTTTGCCTACTGAAAACACGAACGATTTTACTTTAGAAATATATTGCTTTGATATAATCCAAAAAGACCGCGCTAATATTAACGTAATACTATCAGATTGCCAGCAAATTCTTTACGATCTATACACGTACTTTATTAACTCTAATAACTACGCCTTTGACGTTATAGACATTCCTAGCTTTACGCCTTTAAATAACGATTTACTAGACTATTGCGCGGGCTGGGTTATGACTGCGACTTATTCAGTAAACAACTGGACAGACTGCGCCGTACCTTTAAAGGGAAACTAAACGACTTTTTAAAATAATATAGTTATGAGCAGTAATTTAATAGGAGAATTAGCGGGCAATAACGGAACTTTTGTAGTAAACACTACAGCAGAAGTAACTAAAAACGTAGACGCTATCGTAGCGTTAGAAGACACTATTTTTACCAGTATTAAAGTAGCTGGAACGGACGCAAAAAGTACATACATACAAGACGCTAGTTTGGCTATTAAGGCTGGAACTATTTTAACGCCTATTAACGATTTACAATTTAGTGGCGTAAAATTAACAAGCGGTTCTGTAGTTTTAGTTTTAGGGTAATATGTACGGCTTCGCTATTTCACTTTATAATACAACGCGCTGGCTTTATAGTCAAGGTTCTAGCTTGTTTGTTTTTAGAATAACCGAAAACACGGACGCACGAATAACAGAAAATAACGACAAATTAATCATTGAATAAATGGCAAATATTAAAATAAGTCAATTACCAGCGAAAGGCGCTAACTTAGAAGCTACAGATTTAGTAGAAGTTTCTGAGTTTAACGGGTCTGGCTACGTTTCAAAAAGTATTACTGGTCAAGAAATAATAGACGCGGCTAGTGGTGGGGGCGTAACAGACGTAACAGCTACAGATCCTATTGTTTCTACTGGTGGTTCTACGCCAGACATATCTATTAGACAATCTGGCGCAGCAGACGACGGCTATTTAAGTAGTGGCGACTGGAACGCTTTTAACAATAAACAAGACGGACTTATAAGTGGTTTTAACATTAAAACAATTAATGGAATTTCCGTTTTAGGTTCTGGTAATTTGACAATAAGCGGCGGGGGTGGATTGTCGGGAATTCACGCAGTAATAAAGCCTAAGACTGGTACTGCTATTTTACCAATTGTAAATGGTACTAATACTACAACAATTACTGCAACAAATGGTCGTTTAATTGCATATCCTTTTATTCCAGCAACATCATTTACATCAACTGGACTTTCAATTAATATACTTGTTTTAGCAGCTGGCGGATTGGCTCGTGTTTCTATATACGATGATTTAAATGGTTCTCCAAATGCGTTATTAGTAGCAAGTGCAAACTTAGATTGTTCTACTGGTGGTCTTAAAACTTTTAGTAATTCCTTTAACTTTGTAGCGGGGACAACTTATTGGTTATGTACTCATTTTAATAATGCAACAAATCAAGCAAGCGCTATTACAACCGCTTCAATGCTACCAGTTGCATCAAGTCCAGTTGCGTCAACTTTAGGTTATGGATATTATCAAACGGTTGCATTTGCTACAACACCGAATCCATTTACTGGAACCACTTTAAATACTGCTAATTCACCTTTAATTTTTATACAAGTATAATTATGCCACAATTAAGAAACGAAATATACGACGAAAATGGATTGGTTCGAGTTGAATTTATAGAAGTTGACGAACCTACTACAGAAGAACTTATTGCACAAAAAGAAGCTGAACTGCTAGCAATGTACAATGAACTTAAACAATTAAAAGGCGAATAATGGCATACGCTAACAACGGGGTTTTCAATATCAAATATAAGACGCGTAATAAAATAGCGCAGACTTTACGCCGTATCATTGCAGATGAAACGCTAATTGACACGGGCGCGCTTTACGACTCCGTAAGGATTAATGCACAGATTCCCGCACTAGGTGAATTGGAAATACAAATTTTAGCTATGTATTATTTTGGTTACCTAAACAATGGAACCGAAAAAATGGCGGCGTTTGATTTATGCGCTAAGTTAACAGAAGCCCTACAAAATAATGGAACGACACAAGAAATATTTCAGCAATACACGGAATGGATGGCGCAGCGTTACCCTATCTTACAAGTGGCTAACATTTTAGGACAAAAGAATAGTATTATTTATACGTTCGAACCGATAGGCGGCGAGTTCAACTGGGATTTAAAATTTCGGGGTTTCTAAATAACCCATTTCTTTACGCATTGATAACATATTAAAGACAAATATTAAAGGCAATTTGCCTATTTCTTCTATTTTAGTTAGGTCACCTTCGCAAAGGTCAAATAATAAAGCCTCCCAGCCCCACTTTTTAGAGCGTTTACCTTGTTCTTTTTGTTCTAGACTAGCTTTATAGTCTTCTATAGAGTCGAAATCTTTAACGTCTAGCTGTTCTTCGTCGTCTTCGTCGTCTGTTTCATTGAACAAATTTTCGTATTTATTCATAAAGTCTTCGCGGTACTTCATGTAATCCGTTAAAATGCCGTAAACATCTGTTACATTTAGGTCGTCGAATAGTTCGTAACGATCAAACGGACTAAATATATACGGCTCAAACTCTACATTTTGCCATTTGTCCGCATCTACGCGTCTATAAAATACACTAGCTATGTGCGAAATGTGGTTTATATAGTCGTTTGTAAGAAAGTATTCAAGGTCTATAAACTCAAACAACGTAAGTTTTTTAAACGGCTGTAGTATATACGTTTGTTCTTCTAAAACCAGTTCGTGTTTATAGTTCTTTTTTGGTTCAGATTGGTACCATTTAATAGATTCGTACATGGACGTTATTTCATCTATGCTTAGGTCTTCTAAGTCTTCGCTAGGTACGTCTAATAAAACGGCAAGGCTATCTAACTGAAAAGAAAAATAGCCCGCTGTCTTGTCAATTTGTCGCAGTTCTTTAAACTGGTAAAGTTTAATTTTGTTCCAACCCGTTGGCAGCTTCATTCGCTTTTTCTACGTGGTTATTAATTGCACTAGCTACAGCCACTAAGTAAGGCACGGCAACTTCGGCTTTTAATTCTCTAATGAGTTTAGCTTTCTGTTTGATATGCGCGTCGGTATAGTGTTCGGTTTTAGTTAAGTCCGTTCGTTTAAATAAGACCGCTAGAACTTCTGAAATGTAGCCTTTGTGTTTATTACTTAGAATCTTTTCAATTGTCTTCGTGTCCTTTGCAGTTAGTTTAAAGTCTTCGTCGTACGCTTGGTATGTAAAGCCGTCAATTTCAAAACGCTTTAATAGTTCTGAACTGGGAACTTTTGCCGTATTGAATTTACTAATGTACTCTTTAAAAACTTCAAAGTCCACGTCTTCTATTTCTTCTGGTACACCCATAAATTTAAAGACCTCTAAATGTTTTTCAATTACGTCTAGCTTGTCGTTAGCGTGAATTTCTGTAATTTCTTCGAACTGCTGAATAGTCATCTCATTCATTTCGTTCGGAATTTCTTTTCCTAATATTTCTACCATGATATAAATTTTGAACAAATATACATTTTTTTTAATATGGTTATGTTGAAAGACCTACCTATTTACAAAATTACAATTGACCCAGAGTATAGCGACGGCGAAGAATTAGGAATAGAACAAATAGCGTTTACTGATTCACCAGCAATTAAAGTAAAAGGAATGGCTTTCGCAAATGCTACAAAACGTTTTTTCTCGGACGAACTTAAATATAGAGTAACAGCGCCCGCAATGATTCCTATGGAAATCTACAGACGCGACGACGAAGCTGGCGACTATTACGTACAATTTGACGAAAACACGATTGAACAAATCTACGTTAAGTTCATGAAAGACCTTTCGAATAAGAACGTCTTTAACCTAGAGCATGACCCTAGTCAAGAAGTTCCAGCGTATATTCTCGAAAGCTGGATAGTAGAAAACCCGAAACAAGACAAAGCATATACAACCTATGGAATAGAAGTTCCAAAAGGTACGTTAATGCTAACGGCACAAGTAACCGACACGGACTACTATAACGAACTAGTAAAAAACGAAAAACTAGGATTCTCTATTGAAGGTTTTCTAGGAATGAAATTAAGCAAACACTTAAACAAATATACAATGAAATTACCAGACGGAGAACACCGCATTGAGGACAAGATTTACGTTGTCAAAGATGGCGAAGTAATCGAAATTAAAGAAGTAGAAAAAGAAGAAGTCGAAATGGCAGACGAAAAAACTACAGAAGAAGAAGTAGTTAAAGAAGAAGTAGCTTGCGAAGAAGTCGTAGAAGAAAAGAAAGAAGAAGTTAAAGAAGAAGTCAAAGAAGAAATGGCTATTGATCCAGCAATGGACACCGAAGCTATTTTAGCTATCGTTAAACCAGTTATCGAAGAAAACGTTAACGCGGTTATTGCAATGATTGCAGACTTGAAAAACCAAATGGAAGAACTTTTGGTTAAAGAAGAAGAAGCAGAAGACATGGAAATGGCTAAAGACGTTAAGATGTCAGCATTCGACAAATTCAAAGCGTTTCGCGCATTCAATAAGTAACAATTTAAAAACAAATAAAAACAAATAACAATGATTAGAAATTTAAAATTTGACCTTGACGTAGATACTAACGCGTTATTGTGTCCAAACCCAGACGAGTTTTACGGGAAAGCGTATTTAACAGAAGACATCGCAGACAATTACAGAACGTTGCCTGGTATCAAATCTGCTACGAAATTAGCTAACGTTACTTTCGGTAACTTATTAGCACCTTCAACGTGTAACTTTACAGCGCCTACAGACAACCTAGACGCTATTACTATCGACGTTTGTGCGTTAAGTGCAATGTCTCAAATCTGTCAATTTGAGCTGGAGCAATCTTTCTTGGCTTTGCAAATGGCTCAAGGTTCTAACGGAGACTTTAGCGTAGCTTCTTTCATGTCTTACTACTGGAATGAAATGGCTGGACGTATCGGTAACGATTTAGAGTTAATCCGTTGGCAAGGTGACACAGAAAGTTTAGACCCAGTTCTTTCTTTGTGTGATGGTTACTTGAAAAAATTGTGTGCAGATGCAGACGTAGTAGGTTTATACGCTGCTGCAATTACAAGCTCTAACGTATTGGCTCAAATGACTGCTGTACTTCAAGCGTCACCAGCTGCAGTTCAGTCTAAACGTGCTGACCTTCGTTTGTTCGTTTCTTCTGACGTATTCGTTAATTACCAAATTGCTGCGGCTTCTGGTAACACTTTGACTTACGTTACTGCACCTTTAGCGCCTACGTTCTTAGGAATTAAAATCGTTCTTGCAGAAGGTATGCCAGCTTCAACTATGGTATTAGCTTTGAAAACAGATCTTATCTACGCATTTGACTCTGATGGAGACTCTAAAGCATTGAAAGCTGTTAATCTTGCTGACTCAGTAGCAGAACCTTACATTCGTACACGTGCTAACTTAAAAGCTGGTTTCGCATATACGAACCCTAGCCAGATTGTAGTTTATAACGTTTGTTTCGACTAGTCAATAAACAACTAAAATAACGGGGGTGGGTAATGCGCCCGCCCCTTTTTTTTAACTTTAAAATATATTTATCATGGCTTGTGCTACTTTACAAGAAATCCTTAAGGGATGCGACCCTAACAGCGGGGGTATATATACGCTATTAATTAACCAACAAGACAACATCGGTAACATCGTAGTAGATGAAACTGGTACTAACTGGGAGGTAACATCTATCCCACACACCGAGCCTTTCGTGGCTTTGGAGTTCAAACGTAATACTGGTAACTTTACAGAAGAAGGCGCTATTGACTTAGTGAACGGGTCGTCTTATGTTACTCAAACAATTAACTTAATGTTCCACAGACGCGACCAAGAGAAGTCGAAAGCTATTAAAATCTTAGGCGCTGGACAACAATACTTAACAGCTGTCGTAGGTGACGCTAACGGAAAGTATTGGTATTTCCCGTTCTTGCAAGTTACTGCATACGGCGAAGGTTCGGGAACTGCTAGAGCAGACGGATCTAAATACTCTTTAGTTCTTACAGCTGAAAACGAAAGTTTAGCTTACGAAGTAGACCCTACTATTATTGCTGGTCTTACAGTTTAATTGGTTTTAGTTACATTCTAGAAACGTAACACTTATAACAACCCTACCTAATCTGGTGGGGTTTGTTGTTTTATGAACATTTGCTTTTTAACTTTTAATATAGTTATGATTTACATTGAAAAAGGACAAGTTAATACGTTTGCTTTGACGCTGTCAGAAGTAACAACGTTAGTAGACCCCTTTTATTTATTCGTTTTTGAAGACGAATTTAACACGGCTGTCGATCCGATTTACTGGATAGGCGCAGACACGTCTAGTTATCCTTATAGATACAATCTATTCACGCTAGAAGAAGGCGTGGATTTAGATTTATTGAAAGGTCAATACACCTATAAAGTGTTTGAAAGCCTAACAGACATAGTAATAGACGAAAACACGAATACAGAAGAACTTAATTTAATCGAAGAAGGGCGCATGGTGGTAAGCGGTGTAGCTATTTCTTCTATATATGAATAAAATATGGGAATTTTTGACAGATTTAAACAACAAAAAACAGAAGTAGTAGAAGGCTATCAGTCATTTAGTACGCCTTTCGGTAAGATAGGCAATGCTAACTTGTCGCTACCTTACGTTAACGGACGTTACCAAGTGTCTGGTTACATTCCATTTGGTCAAGACAACCTATTTCCCGAAACACTTAACCAGCTTTATTTTACTTCGCCTTTACACGGGGCAATTGTGGACTTTAAAGTTAACGCTACTATAGGCGCTGGCTACCAATTAAAGACGGACAAGTTAACGCCAGACGAAAAGCTAGATATTTACACGTGGGAAAAGAAAATGAAACTAGCTAAGTCTGTTAGACTAGTGGCTAAACAAATCGTACTACACAACCGCGTTTATTTTATGCTACATTTTGACGAAAAGCATAAAGTAAAAAGAGTCGAAAACATTTCGCCAGAAAAGGTTCGTATTAATCGCGCGAAAGATTGTTATTTTTTATGTGACGACTGGGCGTCTAGAATTGACGTAATTCCAGTTACTAAATACCACCCGTTAAATACGGACAAATGCCAGCTTTACGCATACGAAATTCCAGCAATTGGACAAGACTACTATCCATTGCCACAATATACAAGCGCTTTAAACTTTGCTTTTTTATCTGGCGAACTTAGTTACTTTGCAAAATCGAACATTCAAAATAGTATTTTCCCAGCCTTTGCAATGATGTTTCCTAAACGTCCACAAAGCGAAGAAGAAAAGAAAGTCTTAAGAGACACTATAGACAGAATGAAAGGCGCGCAGAACGCTGGAAAAGGTGTAGCATTTTTCGCAAATAGTCCAGACCAATTACCAAAAATTGAAAGCATTCCGACGAACTCTAACGACAAAATGTTTCAAGAAGCTAGCGGACTAAACACCGAACAAATCTGTTTTGCGCATACAATCGACCCTATCTTAATGGGTGTGCGTACAACTGGATCACTAGGTAACGGC